GTAAGGAATACGCTAAACGAATGCTTAGAAATGAGCTTTCAAGACGCTCACTATGGGAGTTTTGTTTGGCTTATGACCGTACTTTTTTCGTAAATAGACCGTTCCTCAAAGAAATAGCGGATGCCTTTCAAGAGATTGAAGAGAAAATAATCAAAAGTTTATCTGTTTCAATGCCACCAAGAGCTGGTAAATCGTATATCACTTCGTTATTCTGTGCGTGGACAATCGGAAGAAATCCGACTAAGAGTGTAATGCGTAACACTTGCACGGCTACATTGTTCTTAAAGTTCAGTTATGACGTTAGAGCAATAGTGAAAAGTGACAAATACCGTTCAATATTCCCCAATGTAAGCCTATCAGATGATAAATCGAATCTACAAGGGTGGAATACTAACACAAGTAAGCAAGTAGGTTACTTTGGTGCGGGTGTTGGTGGTACTATTATCGGGTTTGGAGCAAGTAACGTTGCGATAACAGATGATTTATATCGAGGCATTGAAGATGCACTAAGTGACACTGTGAACGATAGAATCAATCAATGGAAGGAATCAACACACGATTCACGATTTGAGAGTGGATGCGCCAGGATTGATATAGGTACACGTTGGTCTTTAAACGACGTTATAGGCCGCAATATTGAGTCAAAGATATACGACAAGTCAATTATTGTTAGTGCTATGAATGACCAAGGGGAGTCATTTTGCGAGGACGTGCTAACAACAGCCGAATATATCGAAAAAAAGAAACGTACAGCTCCTGAAATATGGGAAGCTGAATACCAACAACAGCCCGTTGACATGAAAGGACGGTTGTTTAATAACCTTAATTTCTTATCAAAAGAGGAGTTTGCCGAAATCACGAAATCTAACCCTATTGAGGGTTGTCTTGGCTACGTGGACGTTAGTGACCAAGGTACTGATTATACGTCAGTTGCAATTTGCGCAATTGTGAAGAAACAGCTGTTTATTGTGGACTATTTAATGACTCGAGATAATACCGATATAACGATACCTCAAACGGCTGCGATGTTGGATAAATGGAACGTAAGTTATTGTAGGGTAGAGTCGAATAGTATGGGCGCAATGTTCAGTAGACAACTACAGACGCAAACACGGACAAAAATATTACAAGTACATAACACGCAAAATAAGATAACACGCATAATAATGGCAAGTGCTCACGTAATGAATTCAATGATTTTTATACGTAATGGTGACAATCAAAGCGAGCTATTTATCCAAAATGTACTATCATTTAGCAAGGAGGGTAAGAACAAAAACGACGACGCTCCTGACTGCTTAAGTGGATTATCTATATTTGTTCAATCAATGTTTAAAAAATTGTCTTAACTTTGCTTAAATTCTAATCAATTCAGATGGAGATAAATTTTTGGGAATCGTTTTTTGGCGTTAACAGCGGTCAACAAAACAGATTCATAAACCAATTCAACCGCTTAAAGCCTATACAGAACCAAGTGTGGGGTGTAAAAAACGCCATTTGGATTGACACTAACAACGCTTGGGAGTGGTTTCTAACGATTCCAGAGTTCAGAGCCGTTATTGATAAGCGTGCCTCAATGATGAGTTCGAATATTCCGAAGTTATACGATAAAGATAACGTTGAAATCACGGAGCATTGGTTTTTAGATATGGTTAATCGACCAAACCCCGTTCAAAGTTGGTCAGATGTTGTTTATTCGCTATCGGTTAACGATGCGTTGTATTCAAATGCGTTCGCCTTTTGCCCTTTAAGAACTTTTAATCAAAGAAACTTATTCGTACCGCTACCTTCTAACAAAATCCAAATTCAAACGAGTGGTAAAACGCTTAAACAAATGGACGTAAACGGTCTTATTGAAGGTTATAAGTTTGAGTACGACGACAACGAAATCGAATCTTTGGCAGTAGAAGATGTTATTTATTTAACTACTACAGACGGAATGAACATAATCAAACCCACAAGCCGAATCGATGCGCTGAAATATCCTTTATCGAACATCAAGGCAAGTTACCATAAGCGAAACGTACTATTAGAAAATATAGGTGCAATCGGTATTTTATCTGCTCAAAATAGTGATATAGGTGGAGCAATACCAATGACTCCAGAAGAGAAAAGAGAGATTCAAAAGGATTGGTTTAACCGTTCAAAAGACGAAATAATCATTACTGAGAGTCAAGTTAATTGGCAATCGATGTCATATCCTACAAGAGATTTAATGCTATTTGAAGAGCTTAACGCTGACAAAATGGCTATTATAGATGCTTACGGAATGAATGCTAACTTATTCTCAAGTGAAAAAGGTAGCACGTTCAGCAACGTTAAGGATTCAATTCGTATGGTTTACACAGATACAATTATTCCTGAAACGCAGCAAATGTATGATTCAATTTGTCACCAATTAGGATTGGACAAAGAGGGCATACGCATAGAGGCTTGTTTCGACCATTTGCCGGTACTACAAGATGACGAATTGGCAGAATATCAAGCGTTAACTGAGAAAGTGACTGCCTATAACCTATTATTAACAGATGGTGTTATCACTAAGGAACAATATGCTGCTGAATTTGGCTATACTTTAGAACCTATTGACAAGGCACAAGCGCAACAAAACGGACTTATTCAAGCACAAACAGAATTGAGAGGAACAGTCGGAGGTTTAAATGGTATTATTTCACTTAATACAGCTGTTGCAACAGGACAAATGACTAATGAAATTGCGGTTAATACTTTGGTAAATTATTATGGATATGACCGTATTGTTGCTGAATCAATGATAACCGCAACTCCTGAAAATCCACAAACACCACAAACGTTTTAATTATGAAATCAAACACATACCAAACAAAAGGGGCTGCCGAAATAAAGGACATAAGCTCCGATAAGAGACAAGTAGCAATATACTTAGCTAAGTTCGATAATATAGACTCAGATAACGATATGATTAAAAAAGGGGCGTTTACCAAGTCAATACAAGAACGTGGTCCTGAAAGTTCTTCTAATCGTAAAATCGCTAATTTGCGTTGGCACGATTGGGAAAAACCTATCGGAAAGTTTTTAACGCTTCAAGAGGATGATTACGGATTGTTTGCGATTAGTCAGTTAGGCAATAGTCAAATCGGTGAGGACGCTTGGAATGATTACAACGACGGTATTATTCGTGAACATTCAATCGGGTTTCAGTACATACAGGATAAGATGAAGTGGATTGACGACGTTAATGCGCCCGCTCAAGGTTATTGGATGATTTCAGAACTTAAGTTGTATGAAGGTTCTGCTGTAACGTTTGGAGCTAATAGTGAAACAAATGTAGTTGACGTAATGAAAAGCGAAGATAAGATTGATAAGGCGGTTAAAATCTCGAATGATATTGATTTGCTTATTAAAGGTCTCGCAAATGGTAAGGGAAGTGATGAACGCCTTTATGAAATGGAAATGAAATTAAAATATTTGAATAGTCAAATGCTTATACTCGCAAAAAGTGAACCGTTTGTTAAAGAACATTCGCCTATTATCGAGCCAATAACAGTAGTTGAGTCATTCAATTGGAGTGAAGTAATAAACAAATTTTAACTAAAAACAAAAAAAAAGTATGGAAAATTTAACACCAGAACAAGTAGTTGAAAAAATCAACGAAAAGTTCAATGCAACTTTGGCTACAATGCCAACTAAAGGAGACTTTGACGGTCTTAAGAATGATGTAGACGCTCTAAAAGCATTAGAGGTTAAGAGTCAAGAAATCGAGAAAGCAATAGCTAGATTCGAGGGTAAAATGGAAGCAATCTCAGAAAAAGGTTTCAAATCTGAGCGTAAACCACGTTCATTAGGGGAGGCAATCTCTCAAGCGTATGTTTCTAACATCGACAAAATCAAGGAAACTGCTGAAAAAGGCGGTATGATGAGTCTTGAAACTAAAGCTCTTTATGATACAACTATCGATGGTGATTACACTGGTAACATCGCATTGTCTACATTGGAGGCGGGAGTATCTAAAATTGCTCGTCCGATAATCAAGATTCGTGACATCGTTAATATGGGTATCACTAACTCAAAGTTTGTTACTTATATCTCTCAAAAAGTTCAAACTGTTTCTGAATGGGTAGACGAAGCAGGTAGTAAAATTTCAGGACAACCATCTTACGAAGAGATTTCAGAAGAGGTTAAGAAAATCGCAGGTACTGTAAAGATTTCTAAGGAAATGCTTGCTGATTTATCTTTTGTTCAATCGGAAATCAATACTGACTTAATGGCTTCAATTGACCAGGCTATCGAAGCGGCGTTATTGAACGGTGCTGTTGGTGGTATCAATGGTATCTTGACTAATTCAGTTACTTTCTCAGCTGGTACATTTGCTGCTAGTGTAGTGAAACCTAATATTTCTGATGTTATTAGAGTAGCTATTTCACAAATTCAAGGTGCTAACTTTGAGCCTACGCACGTTGTTTTACACCCTGCTGATATTGCTGCTATGCAATTGACTAAAACTACTGCAGGTGAGTATACTTATCCAATGTTCTTGATGGACGTTAATAAGGTTGCAAACTTGATCGTTGTTCCAACTACTAATATGGTTGCAGGTACTTTCTTAGTAGGTGATTTCACAAAATCTAACGTAAGAATGCGTGAGGCAATGAATGTACAAGTTGGTTATGTAAATGACGATTTCCAACGTAATATGGTTACAATTCTTGCTGAAGCTAGATTAGTTCAATATGTTAAGGAGAACGACTATCCTGCATTCGTTGACGGAAATATCGCTACTGCAATTGCTGCTTTAGAAGTTGCACCATAATTAAAAAATAACGGGGGTTGAGTTCTTAACCCCCCTTTTAAATTTGCACAATGGAAAGAAAGACTCGTAAAAAAAAGGATTTAAACGTTAAATTAAACGTTAACGATGCCGAAATAACAGTGAAAAGAGACGTTACAGGAACAGAAATAGACCTGGATACTCGAATTATTGATGTGCATTATGAAAAGGATAGTGAAGGTGTTAGAGCAACAATTGAATTTGATGACAAAGTGATTTATGAATTTGAAGGTAACGGACAATCAAAGCACTTGCCGAAGGGCGCAATATTCAAAATTAGCGGTGAGATGCTTAAGCAATTCTTGAAAAGAGGTTTCGGAAAACTAAAAAAATAAGTAATGATTGTAACTATTTCTGATTTCACGGGCAAATATCAACTTAGTACTGGTATGTATGACACTGTTAAATTGCAGGACTACATCGACAAGTACGAAAAACGCTATTTAATCGAACTATTCGGAGCTAATTTATACACTGAATTCGCAGATGATTTGTTGGCAAACGTGCCACAGTCGCCTAACTTTCTAAAGGTGTTTAATCCGTTCTATGAGAATTTAACGTTTAGACAGTTGATTATTTCAGATGGTATAAAAGAGATGTTGAAAGGCTTTATTTACTTTGAATACTCGAAAGATTTGATTAATCAAATGACTCCGTACGGAAATGTTCGACCAATTAGTGAAAATTCAGAGCCAGTAAGCACGCTTTACTCAATGATTTATGCACGTTATAACGAAGCGATTCGAAGTTACAAGGCTATTCAAACGTACATACAAGTAAATATGACTATTGTAACGGGTCAAGCGGTCACAGTTGAGCTATTGAATGCAGGGAGTACTTATGTAGATGCTTTGAACGTTCCAACTACAGCTACGTTTGGTAGTGGGTTGACGCTTGATATTTTAACAGATGGTAGTTTAATCGAGTCAGGAACAGTTAACGCAGCAGGTAGCAATTATCAACTTAACGAAGTAGTAACGGTTACGGGTGGCGATGGACTTGGAACGTTTACGGTAACGTATATTGGAAAAGGTCACTTCAACACTTTTAATGGTTTTCAGAAACAAACAGCTTATTGGATATGATCAATGAACTATCAACTATTATTGCTAATGTTGTTTCTCAGATGGATTCAACTATTGATGGAACATTTGATGTTGATAAAACATTAAGTTGTAATACTAAATGGGCACGTGTAGGGAAGAAAGTTACTAATTCAAATGGTGACGAGTTTTTAATCACTGAAATTGATGAGAATAATTATCTAGTAGGTCAAAATGTTGATTTGATAGATTTGGACGGTGTAATTAATTTACCACAACCGTTTTTTATTCACGGAACTAAAAAGGCAACCAACAGAGAATGGACAATCTTAAGTAACGATGTCACGGCTAAAACGCCAATTATTTGGCTGCTTGGTTCTTTGAATTATAAACAGTTTGGGCGTGAAAGCACTATCGACATTGAAAGTTCAGTGCGTATCTTCTTCTTAGATGAGACCGATGTAGCTAATTATTACACTGCTGACCATATTACGCAAGTTGTTTACCCAATGGAGCAACTCGCAAAGGAGTTTATTGAGACCATAAACAGAAATAGAAATTTTAAAACCATTGAAGATTGGGAGATTATCGAATTTACGAGGTTCGGAGTTGAACAAGAAAACGGAATGTTCCAAAACATTTTAGACGCAAATTTATCGGGGGTAGAGTTAAGAATTACGCTCACAAAGTATAAGGAAAATTGTAAATGTTAATTAATTAAAAAAACAAAAATTATGAGTATAGGATGTAATTGCGCAAGCGGCTTAAGCAACACGGGAAGACCTAATTGCGTACCACTTCAAAGCGTAACAAGTAAGTTAATAATGGTCCCTTTGTTTGGAGCAGATGGAACAGCAAATTTTATTGATTTGACTTCACCACTTCCAACGTGGGCGGATTTAATCAACGAAGTAGATGCAACTAAAAGATGGTTTCCACTTCCAAACTTCGAGAACGTTGAAATGCCTAAAGCTGATAGCCAATTCGAAGAGGCAAACAGTGGGCGTATGGTATTCCTTAGACAAGGTAAAAGAAGTTTTGCAGGTGAACTTTGGGCAGATGATTCAACTCCAACATTGTTGGGTAAACTTCAAAATAATCGTTGTGTAGATTTCGGTGTTTATATCGTTGACATTAACGGTAATTTAGTAGGTTCTAAAGTAGGTGATGCTTTGTATCCTATTGCTGTTGATAATCCAAGTTTCAACCCGACATTCACATTTGCAACTGATTCAACTACGCAAAAAATTATGTTAGGATTTGACTTTGATCGTTTATTCGATGAGTCTACAATGTACATGATTACACCAACTGAGGCAGGAATTAATTTCAATGACTTAACAGGTCTTATTGATGTGAATTTAACAGCTGTTACTATTGCTGCAGGTTCTTTGACTTTCACAGCTGCGCTTGATTATGGAACGGCTTTAAACCCGATTTCATACAGTGGTGCACTTTCTGTTGATTGGACTTTAACGGCTAATGGGGTTGCTGTAACGCCTTTAACGGTTACTGAAAGTTTGAGTACAATCGGTGAATACGTTGCTACTTATACAACTCCTGGAACTGGTGATGCAATGGTTTTAAGTGTATCTAAAGCAGGTTTTGACGGTGAAGTATCTTACACTGAAGTATAATGTACGTTCAAGTTGGTAACACACAATTTGCAGTTGAGCAATTAACTGACAAGTCGTTAAAAGACGCTTATTTGTTGTTCAAACATATCAA